GCTGTCCATAAGGATCGCTCTTATCAGCAGCATCAAGGATCGTGACCTTCGGAGCGAAGGGCGAGCCAGAGGCGGCCAATGAGGACAAGCTAGGAACACCAAACGCGCCACCACCGAGGAGGACGTTTGCATAACCAGTGTTAACACCAGTTGTTCCTACGCTGTTTTCAGCGATACCAGAGGCGGAGGTATTGAAGGTCTGGACGTTGGTCGAAGAGATGACCGACACTCCAAACAATTTACCAGTCTCACCTTTGAAGATTTGGTCGGGAGCAGAGTAGCTCGAAACCTTCAACCAATCATCGTCCTGCTGTAGATCACGGATAACGGCAGGATGCGCGACAAGCGCGTAGCCGTCCTTGATCTTAGGAGCGCGGGCGATGAACAACGAAGTCGCACCATCGAGCAAGTCGGTGGCGGTCATTGCGCTGTTAGCAACGGACGAGGTAGCCCAGGTCGTGCCGTTAGTCGTGTTCTGAGCATAACGGGCATACGATTTGGTGGCTACGCCAGTACCAGTGCTGGTCGAGGAATCCTGCACCAACGCGCGGTGACAGAGTGTGTCAGCGTGGAGGGCGGCATCTTCGCCGAGTTGTTTGGTGGCCTGCGCCAAGTGCGAGAACAATTCGGTAGCCAAAACTACATCGGTTAGGATGATCTTGCTTCCGTACTGTACAAGCGTGGCTTCCACCGAGGACAGCGTGAGATCACGCTCGTCACCAGAAGAAGGAGTCGTTCCTTCCGACAAAGCGGAGATCGCAGAGATGCTGGGATCACCGAAGCGGAAGAACCGAATCGTTTTATTTCCACCCGTTTTGGTCGGGTAGGGGGCTTTCATTGCGAATTGCTCCATTTGGAGCAATGGGATTGCACGTTCCAATAACGCCTTCGAGAAGTACGTCTGGAACTGTGCGCTGACTGAACCAGTAGTTACCATATAATTAAGTATCCTTGTTTGTTATGACTACTCAACCTCTGTCAACTTCGCTTGCCATTTTCATCAATTCACGTTCTTGCTCATCGAGCGTTAGTTCGTGAAAAGCTTTAGTCTTGGCAGGACCTTTGGGTTGACCTGACGCTGGAGTAGTCGCTTTTCTGAGTTGAGAAAGTTCTTTCTCATACTCTGCAACCTTTTTCGACAAATCGGAGGCGGACTCCGCTTTAAGCTTAACCTTTGCAATCCCAACCGCATCCTTGATCCCCGCTGGGTAATTACGCAGAATAGCGTGGTTTTGCAACATTTCCGATACGGCTTTGTAGAGATTGCTGTTTGAGTCTTTAAGTTCTGGATTTGCTTCTACTTCCTCAAGCAAATTTTTATCCCAGGCAGACTTCATTTCAGTCTGCACCTTCTGCTCAAACGCCTTCTTATCCTCTACTTCAATCTCGCTGGCTTTGTTTTCAGCGAGTTTCGCAAGATCGTCACGGCCTTCATCACGGTAGCTTTTTGCCGCTTCCCTGTAATCTTCCGAGCTAAACTTGCGACTTCCTGTCTTTGTCTCGCCTTGAGGAGCTTCTGAAGTCTTCCTTGCCCTTTCAGCCTCGATCTGTTCGCGCTCTGCTTTGATTCTGGCTTTCTCGGCTCGGACATCTTCCCACTCCTTCTCAAGTCGTGACTTAGCCTTCTCGTAACGGGTAGGCTTCTTTTCGGAAGCCGACTCCGACTTGTCTTCTGAAGATTGCGTTGTTAAAGAACTTTTGGCTTCCTCGGATTTCTCCTTGGTCGCTGAAACCTCATCCGAGGCTTCTAGTTTTGTTTTTTCGGCTTCATCAGCAGGCGCGGGTGTCTGCTCGTTATCTCCGCTTGAATTTACCTCTGTTTCAGTTTCAACTTCTGGCTCATCCTTTGGGATTGTTTCCAATCCTGCATCGGCTGCCGCCGCAAGTTTCAACATATCCAGTTCAGTAACTTCCATTGAATCTGCCATTTTGACCCTTTCTTTACACTTTTCGGTAGGGAGTCATTCTACCTAAAGGTTAGTCGGCTACTGGTTCATCCGATCCATCCCCATAGCCTGGAATGGCGGAGTTAAGTTTTTGGGATGCGAGCGATTCTAAGGTCGCAACACACCCACGAAATCCTTTAGCATAACCACAAGCGTCTGCAAGTGCCTCTGATTTCTTCATCACAGCAGAGCCATTCTGACGCAGGGTTAGGTTAAGTAAAATAAGACTAAGGCGTTTTCCAGTTGGGGTTGACAAGAATCCTGTCCACGCCTTCTCGTCCTCATCCTCCCATTGTGGTTCGTTTACCCATTCTTGATCGCGAATGAACGCCAATGCTGCTTTTAGTTTTCTCATAGCTTTATTGCCCAAGAATCTCCTTGGAATAGCGTATAGTCCTTTTGTCCTATTTCCTCAAGTAAGGCCTTCTTGACTGACTGCCAACTCCAATCGTGACCAGCCATAATCCCACCTTCTTTAAGCTTTGGCCGCCAGCCTTTTAGGTCTGCAAGCACGCCTTCGTATCTGTGATCTCCGTCAATATAAACTAGGTCTAGCTCGCCATCCTTGAAGAATTCAAGTGCATCCAAACTTTTGCCTCTGCTATATAAAACATTCTTAAATGAAGATGCGCGCTCTTGGAATGCCTCAAAGACAAACTTCATGGGGCATTGCTGACTCGCCCTATCGTTAATATCGTAGCCGTTTAGCCAAGGATCTACGGCAAGAACATCCTTAAAATACTTTGCAAGAACTACCGTTCCCTCGCCGCTGTAAGAACCAATCTCAACCGCCCTACCAGTTGCACCCTGTTCGTTCGCCCACTCACACAGCTTTGCCAAGCCCTCCGCTTGGAGGGCATCGCGCATTACTGGTACTTTCATCAAGCAAATCTGGCAGATTGATTATTTCTTGTCGAGAAAGTTCTTGGTAGTTGTATTGCCTTGGGCTTTTGCGATCCCATACCAGCTACGGGCATTGTTTGGTTGGGAGTTGTGGTTGATGCTGTTTGTGTAGCCTGCATACCAGGTTGCATATTAGCAAAATTATTCATCGCGCCTTGGTTCAGAGTGTTGCTGTTTTGCATTCCTTGCTGGAGAAAGTTTTGGTAGTTCTGCATTTGCTGTTGCTGGCCTTGTGGATTTTGATATTGAGATGCCATTGCACCCTGTTGGCCTTGCGGTGGCTGAATCGGCATTAAGGTTGGCATATTTGTATTTGGATCTACTGGCATATAGCCTGCCCTATTTGGATCTACTTGGACATATCCTGCCGTTGAATTTGTTGATTGTTGGCCTACATCATCTATTCGCGTATCAAATTGACCCGCTTTGGCGCGGGCTGTCATGTCTGCAAGCATCTGGTCATATCTCTGTTGCGCCATAGCTGCATCAAAATTAGGATTACGCACTAAATCAAACGGTGCTGGAGCGGGTTTTCGTCTTAGCATTGGCCTAGGCGTTTGTTTCGGTGCTGCTTTTCTTCTGATTGCCATATTAAATTACCTGTGGTTGGGGTTGCTGTTGCATTGCTTCTGGAGGCAATTGTTGCCCCTGTTGTTGCATCTGAGCCTTACCTGCATCACGAAGCTGTTTCTGGATAGCGCGGGATGTGTTGGGGTCGATCTGTTCCAACGCCTGCAAGTGCTGTTGTAAGTGCGCCATTAGAACTTGCATTGCGCTCTGATCGACCTGCTGTTGTCGCTGTTGAGCCGCTTGGTTAAACGCGAAGAGAACGGATATATGCGCTTTGTGATCGTCGCTAGGCTTGATTGCGACGGGGAATCCAGTTGCAAGCATAGTCGCGATTTCAGTCGCTTGATCTTCAGCTTGATCGCCAGAGGCTGCGTTTGGATCTTGGAAGAGTCTGCGGACCAGCGAGGGATCGTCTTGTTCAAGCACTGACTTTACCAATTCGCCTTGGTTGATGAAAGGATTATTTTGGAACATCTGCATTCGCGACACAGACTTCTGCAACGCAAACTGGCGGTTGATAAAGTCAAGTCCACCCTTTGGTTCAATCGAATACTCATCGTGGATACCTTCGGGTGGCATTGAACCAGTTTCTTCCGCATAGCGGTACATCAAGTCCTTCTTATTGTACTGCGTGTAAAGCGACCAGCACTGTTTGAAGAGATGAGCTAGACCCATTCGGAACATGCGATTGCGTAAATCGCCAGAAGCTGCTGCCTGCGACTGCAACGCTTGGATCTCGGTAGCAGTCTTGCGATCCGACACCTGGAACTGCGAGCCAGCACCAAAGTCTGGATTGCCCATCCGCTGTTCGGAAAGCAGACGCTCTTCGAGCATCAGTTTCTGGAAGTCGAATGGAGGCTGGCTGAACTGAACTGGCTTTAAGCCCTGTGGCAGAATCTGCCCAGGCTGCATCTTCAGGTTCGATGTGTTTAGCGAGATAGGATTCTGTGCTTCGAAAACTGGGCGGTTGGCAAGCTCCACATAGTCAGAGAGACTATTTTTTAATTTATTGAGGAGGTTCTCATTCGGGAGGAGTATCTCGGCCACACCTCGTGGACTGTACCAACCGCCACCAGTAACTTCATAAGGGAAATCTACGAAAGGTGGTTCACCGTGACGATACGGCAATGTGAAAGGTTTGCGTACATCTTCGGTTAAAACAAGCGGACTATAAGTTTCAACCTTCCATCCGTCTTCGGACGGGGTGTACATTTCCCAAAGGACAATACGGTCGTTCTCAGCTTCTTGAGTAATTCCCTCACGCCTGTAAATCTCGTCTTGAATCTCACTTCGTAAGCCCACTGATTTGGAGGCTTTACCCGAAATTGTTTTGATAAAGTCCTCATCCTGCTTGTACAAGGGATTTGCCTTATAGGAATCGACACTCGTTGAGATGATGTGAACGATGAAATCTGCATCTTTGAACTCCTTGGTATAGGAAGGAACAATAATATGGAAGGGATCAATTGCCTCAAAGTCAATGCGCTTCTTGTCCTCGTTCCAGACTACCTTTGACACGCCCCGCCCGTAGAGAAGCAAGTTGTCAATTACGGAAACAATCTCTTTCTGGAAGTTGGTACGTTCGCGCATCTGGTAATCAAACCAACGCTCGGCTGAAACTGTCAGCGGAGCTAACTGCTGGCGCATCGGAACAAAGCTGGAAAGGATGTCGTTACCAATCGCGCTGTTGACGAATGAAGGCTTTAACTTCTCAATCGCTGTGTCAATCAACTGAACGTGCAGGTCGGCGGCTGTAGGCCAAGGCTTGACCTTGCGGCGTACACCAAAATAGCGGGCTTGGTAGAACAACCGCTGGCGGTTCTCCCAAGTCTCGCGCTGGTTAAGAGCCTCAATGATTCTCGTATAATATTCTGTTCTTGCTGTATCTTTAGCGTTCATTTGTTGCGCTCCACTTTAAGTTCGTATGAAAGATCGTTGACAGCATTCAAGGCTTTCCTCGCCCATTCGCGTGTGCCAGGTGTGCCTCTGCGAATCTCGTTATAGTTTTGGTCTTTCATCAACTCTTCAACTATTCCTGTTGTGTGTGTCACTGGTGTTGTTGTTGCGCAACCACCAAGACTCATTACGCAGATCACGCTCAATAGCTTCGCGATTCTTGCGCCAATCGGTTTCAAGGTTTTGTGTTCGCTTTTCTTTCCAACCTGGAATGATGCGAAACACGGCTGCGATGATCTCAAGGATTGCACGCAGCACAAAAGATTATTTAATATTCAGTCCGACTGTCTTGAGGAAGTTTACGATCTTTTCCAAGAACGTATCGTCCGCTGGGGTCGGTGTGAGTTT